ATCTAAGTTTCCTGCTGGGGCTTGGTGTAAAGAAGGCGATTGGGTAATTTTTGGAAGATACGCAGGCTCTCGTATTCAGATTGATGGTGGCGAGATTCGTTTATTAAATGATGATGAAGTTTTGGGGTTGGTAAATGACCCTGATGACATTCTACACATGTGAAAGAGGATAAATCGATGGCTGAACCATTAAATCAGGAATTAGAATTCGACGTTGGCGAAGACGACCAAGAAGAAACCACTGTTGAAATGAACGAGGATGGCACGGACGCGCAGGTGGCGACTGAAGAAGAAATAGTAGTTGAAGAAACTAAAAAAGGAGCTGCTCCACAAACAGAAGAGTTAGAAAAATATTCTGGGAAAGTAAAAAAACGTATTGATAAGCTAACCGCGCGCTTGCGAGAAACGCAGCGGCGTGAAGAAGCGGCGGTCGCTTTTGCTAAAAATGTGCAGATGGAAAATGAGACGCTTCAACAGAAGAATCATAAAACGGATGGTGAACGGTTACACGAAGCACAAGGGCGCATTACTTCTCACGCTCTGGCCTTGAAACAAGTGATTAAAAAGGCAAGAGAAGAGGGGGATATAGACACGGAAACTGAGGCCCAACAGCGGTTAACAGCCGCCATGATGGAGCAACAACGGGTTCAAGAGTCAACGGCACTCCGCGAACAACAACCCCAGATACAACCCACAGCTCCTGTGGCCCCTCCTTCTCCACCACCCCAATCCGACCTTAAAGCAGAGGAATGGGCTGAAGGAAATGAATGGTTTGGAACGAATACTGTGATGACCCATGCAGTTCGGGGCATTCATATAGACCTAGTTCAAAAAGAAGGGTTTGACCCTACTACCGATGAGTACTATGATGAGATAGACCGTAGGATTCGAGTGATATTTCCTAATGAATTTGAGCCCACTCCTACGCAACCCAACAGGACGCGCCGACCCGTGCAGCCGGTAGCTCCTGCAACCCGATCTTCGGGTGTCAACAACTCAGCACGCCGCACTGTGAGGTTAAGTCCAAGTCAGGTTGCGATTGCGAAAAGAATAGGGGTTCCCCTTGAAGAATATGCTAAACATGTTAAGGAGTAACAGATGACCGAAGCTACTGATGTGCCAAAATTAAAACGCAGCGCTCGTGATAGCGAAACACGAGAAACCACTGCGCGCCGTAAAGCTTGGGCTCCTCCTTCACGACTCGACGCTCCTCCTCCCCCTCCGGGCTTTAAGCATCGGTGGATTAGGACCGAATCCGGCGGGATAGATGATCGCGTAAATGTGGCAGCGAAACTCCGTGAGGGGTACGAACTGGTACGCGCGGACGAATATCCTGACTTTGACTCTGGTGTTCAAGAAGATGGCAAACATGCAGGCGTGATTAGCGTCGGTGGATTGGTATTAGCAAGAATTCCAGAAGAGACTGCGAAGGAACGTCAAGAATACTACACTTCAAGAACCCATGACCAAATCAAGGCTGCTGACAATGACTTGTTGAAGTCGAATGCGAATTCGTCTATGAAAATCAACGCGCCAGAACGGCAATCTAAAGTAAGCATTGGCGGCCCTCGCGGCGCTGGCGCTGAATAACTTAATTAAAGGACAAATATCATGGCTAATGTTGATAAGCCCTTTGGGCTTCGTCCGCTCGGTAATCTTGCTGGCACTGGTGGTCAAAAACAGTACGGTTATCAAATTGCGGACAACCAAGCAGGAGCTATTTTCCAAGGTGATTTAGTCACTTTGAAAGATGGCTACATTCTCCAGTTCAACCCAGCCTCTCATACGGCTGCGGTAGGCGTGTTTAACGGTTGTTTTTACAACGACCCAACGACACAAAAACCGACTTGGAAGAACTATTACCCCGGTTCGATTAACATCACTCAAGGCACAATTGTGGCTGAAGTGCTTGATGATCCAAGCCAAATGTTTATTATCCAAAACGACGGCACTTCAGCTCAAGCCAATTATGGCTTGAACGCTGATATTGTTGTGGGCACTGGTAGCACCGTTACTGGCCTTTCGGCTAACGAGATAAACACAGGAACTATCGCTACAACAGCAGCTTTAAATCTTAAACTGATTGGACTTTGGGATGTTCCCAATAACGCCATTGGTTTAAATGCTGTAGTGGTAGTTAAAATTAACGAGCATCTCTACGGCTCTTCCGGCGTAATAGGCCAATAAGGAGAATAGATAATGGCTATTTCAAGAGCCCAATTAGTAAAAGAGTTGGAGCCGGGTCTAAACGCTTTGTTTGGTCTGGAATACAACACGTATGACCAAGAGCACACTGAAATCTATGAAGTCGAGTCTTCGGACCGCGCCTTTGAAGAAGAAGTAATGCTTTCTGGTTTTGGTGAAGCACCTGTTAAGTCTGAAGGCTCTGGCGTTGCATACGACCAAGCGCAAGAAGTCTATACAGCTCGTTATACCAACGAAACGGTAGCGCTTGCTTTCTCCTTAACAGAAGAAGCGGTCGAAGATAATTTGTATGACAAGTTATCTGCGCGCTATACCAAAGCCCTTGCACGTTCAATGGCTACCACTAAGCAGATTAAAGGAGCGGCTATTTTAAATGGCGCGTTCACTACATCACTTGGCGGCGATGGAGCCTTTTTGTGTGCACTCAATCACCCTACTCTTAATGGTCCTGACCTTAAGAATAAGTTGACTGTTGCGGCAGACCTTACCGAAACTTCCCTTGAGCAAGCTCTGATTGACATCGCTGCGTTTACCGACGAGCGTGGTCTTAAGATCGCAGTTCAAGGAAATAGGCTGATTGTTCCTAAAGAGCTTCAGTTCACGGCGGATCGCATCTTGAAGTCTACTCTGCGGGTTGGAACAGCAGATAATGACATCAACGCTATTCGTAACATGGGTATGGTTCCACAAGGGTATGCGGTAAATCACTACCTCACAGACCCTGACGCTTGGTTCGTCATTACAGATGCGCCAAACGGTATGAAGATGTTTAACCGTGTTTCTCTTTCAACTGGTTTTGAAGGCGAATTCAACACAGGTAACGTCCGATACAAGGCTCGTGAGCGCTATAGCTTTGGCTTTAGTGATCCACGGGGTATTTTCGGATCACCCGGCACTCCATAAAAAGAGAATGGGTAAGGAAAAAGGAAGCTTCGGCTTCCTTTTTTTATGAGTTAATTAAATTGACACACCTTTCTTTTACAGCTATTTTAAAAAGGCTTTAATATCCCTTAAGAATCTTAGCCCGTAGCGATGCGGGCTTTTTTTGTGGATAAAAGGGGGAAGTGGTATATACTTAATTCAATCCGGGGCTAACCCGCGCTTCTGACCGCCCCCGGCGGACGACATGCAGACAGAGCGCTAAAACTCGCATGTGAGGAATCTCAAATGGCTAAGACCACATTTTCAGGTCCAGTAATATCGTTATCAGGCTTTGTACCGCGCGGATATAAAAACCAAGTTCTTCTAACAGGGACGGCCAATACTCTTTCTGTTTTACCCTATGTAAACAGCACCACAGGTGCTCAAATAACAGGAAATGCAGGTAAAATGAACCTGTTTAACGACACTTTGGCCGGAGGAGCAGGCACAATTACTTTACCTGCTTTAAAAGACACCACCCCGGAAGACCCGACAAGTCCTGACCAACAAAACGATTTTGGGGCAGTCATATCTCTTTATTTATCTCAAGATTTAGCTAATGATCTAGTAATAAGTTCTGCCGCAGGCGATGTACTGACAGGTACTGCTTTAATGATAGGAGCAGCAGGAGCTGTAACAGGGTTTTCTGCCAATGCTGCCGGAAACAATAATACTATTACGCTGAATGGGTCCACTAAAGGTGGTCTTATAGATACGGAAATTCATATCATGGCGGTTAGTACAGATACTTGGTACATCAATATGGTCGGAATGGGTTCAGGAACTACTTTAACTCCTTTTAGTACCGTATAAACTTTAACTTAACGAGGAAAGATCATGGCTAATAATCTAGGACTTTGGGGCGTTCCCCTTTCAGCAGATAAAGACAAAGCAGCCCCTAAAAAGACACCAGCAAAAAAGAAAGCTGCTAAATAGTCTTTATAGGAGGCGACTATGAGTGCAAGTAATATTTCAGCGGTAACTAAAAGCGCGTCGGCAGCAGCGGTTTCTGGTCGATCTCGGTTGATGGGGGTTTATTTTGTAAACCTTATAGCAGGCGTATCGAACACGCAGGGCTCCGTAAATATTAGGAATGGGGCGGCTGTTAGTGACACTATTCTTTTTACATTAAATGCTTCGACAGCGGCGGCTGGAACAAGCGTAGATATACCCGACGGTGGAATGGTTTTTAGCGGCGGAATGTATATAGATATTCCTACCCTAACTCCCACGAACTCTATAACTCACGTGACCTTGTTGTTTGAAGGCGGGGTGGCAGCGTAATGGCGACTGATAAAAATTGGATTCAGAAAGCCATTAAAAACCCCGGTGCGTTACGAAAAAAAGCTGGGGTAAAGGCTGGTAAAAAAATATCTGGTAAAGAGTTGACTAAACTTTCTAAGTCTAAAAATCCAACGACAAGGAAACAAGCGAATCTTGCTAAAACCCTTAAGAAAATGAAGGTAGGGGGCACGGTCAAGAAACGAACAACTACACGAAAACCGAAGAGGTGACACAATGGCAGGACGTGGAATGGGAGCCGCCACCCAAGGCGGAGGGGCAGTAAGAAGTGGCCCTAGAAATAAGGTGCTAAAAACTAAAAGCAAAACTACTGGCATCCCCATGTATAAGGATGGTGGAGTCGTAAAGAAAAAGGCTAAGTAGTAATGGGGTCTTCAGGAACAACAGATTTTAACCTTTCAATCGACGAAGTTGTTGAAGAAGCGTTTGAGCGCTGTGGTATGCAAATGACGGCTGGTTATCAGCTCAAGTCTGCCACCCGCTCTTTAAACCTGTTGTTTTTGGATTGGGCGAACAGGGGTCTAAACCTGTGGACGATTGAGTCGGCAACTCATGCTTTGGTAAAAGGAGATAAAGAAGTAGCTCCCGGCGAAGACACAGTAAACGTGCTTTCTGCTGTTATCCGCGAAACCACCAATGGGCAACAACAAGACGTAAGTATTTCGAGAATTAGTCGATCTGAATATTTAAACGTGCCCAACAAGCTAAGTGAAGCACGACCCACTCAATACTATGTTCAACGCACAATCACGCCTACGATTTTTTTGTGGCCTGCGGCAGACAAAGCCTACACGCTGGTCTATTACCGAATTAAACGCATAGAAGATGCTGGCGCATACACCAATACTACCGATGTAAATTTTAGGTTTTTGCCTTGTTTGGCATCTGGGCTTGCGTACATGCTCTCGTTAAAATATGCGGCAGATCGCACCGCGCCGCTGAAACAAATTTACGAAGAAGATTTCCTGCGGGCAGCTAACGAAGACAGGGACACCGCCAGCGTTCATTTTGTTCCCAGTGTGGGGCAGTAAATGGCTTACGCAACTGGAATATACTCAGTAGCAATATGTGATTATTGTGGATTTCAGTATCCTTATCAAGAACTTAGGAAGAACTGGAAAGGATTTATGGTCTGTCCACAAGACTATGAACCTAAGTCTCCGCAAATAGAGCCTTTAAACTATCGGGGAGACGCAATAGCATTGCGCGATCCTCGAACGGATAGGATTGAGCCTTTTGTCGTGTTTGTAGGACTGCCGGGAGACTCAGGTTTTCAAAGTAAAGGTAGCGCAGCCGACACAGTAAACATGCAGCCTTTTCCTACCCAAAGGCCAGTTGAAGGGGTGGGATATGTGGGCACAGTGACGATAGTGGTGACGTAAATGACGTATGACGAACTGCTTACAAATATTAGAAATTACACCGAAGTCGGGAGTAATGTTTTTACCGATGCAGTGATAAACACTTTTATCACGATGGCTGAAAATCGCATTTTACGCGACGTGGATTTAGACGTTTTCAGACTTGAAGCTACGGGCACAACGACAAAAGGGAATAGGTTTTTAACGGCTCCCACCACGATTCTTACACATCGCTATTTGATGACAACAATAGCAGGGGTGCAGACTTTCCTAGAGTTTAGGGACACTTCTTTTTTAAAGGAGTATTGGTCGGATTATTCGATAGAAGGTGTACCAAAATATTATGCCGTATGGGACCAAGATACTTTCTACTTAGCTCCAACACCCAATGATAATATTGCTGTGCAAATGGGGTATATAAGTAGGCCCGCGCAGCTTTCCCCAACAACTCCAACAACGTGGATAAGCACTAATGCGCCGGAAGTCATGTTGTATGCCACTTTAATTCAGGCATACAGCTACACTAAAGGGCCAACAGAGATGCTTCAATATTTTGAAGGCAGCTACAAGCAGGCTATTCAAGGTCTTGGAATTGAGCAACAGGGTCGTCGCAGAAGAGACGAATACAGAGACGGTATTATTAGGATACCACTTAGGTCGGAGTCACCCGGACCATGATGAGCACAGCAGGCGGAATGGAAGTAGGAATAGTAAAAGTAGGCACTATATCGGGACGGGGTTTTACCCCGGAAGAAATAGCGGAACAAGCGCTCGATCAAATTATCTCTATTGGTAATAACTCGCACCCTGTTATTCAGGCGCAAGCAGAAGCTTTTAGAAAAGAGATTGGGAGTGTATTAGTTGCGTATTTAAAACAAGCTGTGGCGTCGCATAACACCACATTAACCAACCGTTTTCGGGATGCAGGACATCCAGAATTAGTTAAATTATTAGAGGTATAAAATGGCTATTACAATCGCAACAGCAATGCCTACATCGTTCAAGGTAGAGCTTCTTAAAGGTTTGCATGATTTTACGGCGGGCAGCGTTACATTCAAGATGGCGCTTTTTACAGCTACAGCTTCGGGTAGTGGTACTTACGGTGCAGCAACCACTAACTATTCTGAGATGGGTGCAGATGAGCTTGCTACTGCTACGGGATACACCAGACCGGGCGAGTTTCTAACGTCTGTTACCCCTACTGCTGATAGCACTACAGCAATCTTAGATTTCGCCAACGAAACGTGGGGATCATCTAGTTTTACTACTTGCGGTGGTTTGATCTACGATACCTCGGACTCTGATTCAGCTTGTGCTGTATTAAGTTTTGGAGGGGATCAGACCGTAAGTTCTGGTGATTTTACTATTGAGTTCCCAGCAGCGGCAGCAGCTACAGCCATTATTCGCATAGCGTAACGGGGGGAGTTAACCGTGAGCGCGTGGGGTGAACGCCCGTGGGGCTTCAACAAGTGGGGTGGCGAAACCGCTAAAGTTGTATACCTCGGACCCGTCTGGGGCGAGCGCGGTTGGGGCGAAGGAGCGTGGGGAGATAACGGTGTCTCTGTAGTAGGAACCGGCGCTATTGGGTCGGTTAGCTTTGCCTACGGAAACATAACGATTCCCACGGGAGTACAGGGAACAGGTGCAGTAGGCACTGTTGTAACGAATTACAGCAGTATAGCTTACCCAACCGGGGTAGAAGGTACAGGGGCAATAGGAACCCCATCAATAGTACCCACTTTTGCTATTACGGGTGTACAAGGCGTAGGACAAATAAACGGTGTTAGTACTAACACCAGCGATTCAATTGTACCAAATGGAGTAGTAGGAACAGGCGCAGTAGGCACAGTTACTTTTAGTATTGGTAATGTTGTCGCAGTTACCGGAGTAGTAGGAACAGGGGCAATAGGCACAGTAACACTAGCCTATGACTGGATTGTTTACCCCACAGGAGTGGCCGGAACTGGGGCTGTACAAGCGGTAACTCCTACAGTTACATTTACGGTAGTTGGGGTGGCGGGAACAGGTGCAGTAGGCACGGTAACAAACACAAGAAGTGCAAATGTTTACCCGATAGGGGTAGTAGGCACAGGTGAAATTGGTACAATATTAATCCGAGGATGGTCCATTGTGCCGGACGCTCAAGACCCAAATTGGGTTATCATTGATCCAGACATAGCAGCATAGGAAACAATTATGGCAACTTATGTAAATAATTTAAGATTAAAAGAGATCGCAACTGGCGACGAGAGTGGTACATGGGGCACATCGACAAACACCAATTTGGAGCTTATTGGTCAGGGCCTTGGTTATGGCACTAAGGCTTTTGCTGCCGACACTAATGAAACATTTACAATGCCCGATGCCACTACAGATGGTACTCGCGCGCTGTATCTTAAGTTCACTTCAGGCGTGTCTTTAACTGGGACACGTACAGCTACGATTGGTCCTAACACGGTTTCCAAGGTGTGGATGGTTGAGAACGCCACCAGTGGTAGTCAGTCAATCATTATCAAGCAGGGTGCGGGCGCTGAAGTTACGATAGCCACAGGTGAAAAGACTTGGCTTTATACAGACGGAGCTGGCGCTGGAGCAGCAGTTGTTTTGGCTAACCCTACGGAAACAGGTACAGGCACAGTAACTTCTATTGCTACTACTGGAACGGTTAATGGGATTACCCTGACAGGGGGGACAATCACTACCACCGGTACTTTGACTTTGGGCGGTACTTTATCTGGGGTTGATCTGACCTCTCAGGTTACAGGAACTCTTCCGGTAGCCAATGGTGGTACAGGAATTACCAGTCTAGGTACGGGTATTGCGACATGGTGGGGAACACCTTCCTCGGCTAACCTTGCCAGTGCGGTAACAGACGAAACAGGGTCAGGCTCATTAGTTTTTGCTACAAGCCCAACTTTAGTTACTCCTGCTCTTGGTACACCATCAAGTGGTACAGCTACTAACCTGACAGGATTACCAATTTCCACAGGAGTATCAGGACTTGCGGCTAATGTTGCAACTTTTTTAGGAACTTCTTCTTCAGCAAATCTAGCTAGTGCTGTAACAGATGAAACAGGATCAGGTGTATTGGTATTTGGCACATCCCCGGCTTTGACTACCCCTAAGATCACTACAGGACTACAAGATTCTGCGGCTAATGCTGTAATAGATTTTGAAGCTAATCAATATTTTGCAGGTACTTTTTCGGATAAAGTAACTGCGTTAGGTAATACAGGAACCGCTATAACTCTAGATTTAAATGACGGCAATGTATTTACAGCGACACTAAACGGCAATGCGACTATTACACTAGCTACACCTAACGTCGTAGCTAATCGAGGAAGTTCGTTTACTTTGGTTTTGACGAATGATGCTACGCCTAGTCGAACTGTGGCTTGGGCGGGAGGTTCATTTAAATGGCCGGGGGGTGCGGCAGCTTTAGCTAGAACTACAACGGCCAGTGCCGTTGACGTGTGGGTATTTTTTACGGTAGACGGTGGCACCACGTATTATGGTAATATTTCACAAAAGAACTTAACGGCTTAATTGCCGAGGGAAAACAAAATGGTAACTCTTGAAGATCAAATTGCAATAGAGAAATTGCGTCAGACAAACCAAACGGCTTTAGAAACTCAAAGAAATACCAACGTTGCCGCTATGGAAGTTACACGTATAAAATCGGATATGGTTAAACTGGCTAAAGAAGTGCTCGTAGAAAACTCACGCAGCCTTCCAGTAGAGTCTAGAAACCTTACAGCAGAGAGTATACTAGCGTATGCCACTACTCTTGTCGCCTATATAGAAGCCTAATGCAGAGCTACGCGTACTTCCCTTCGATAGTATATAGGGATGAACGCCCTGAGTTAGCAGACACCGCTAAGGGTGTCTGTCTGCATCACCTAAATACTGTGCGAGAGTCTGGTTGGCCCATGTGTCAATCCGGCCCTCTGGTTGATGTTTTTGAGTTAGAGGGCATCGTTTCGTATTTATTATCGGAGTCTAAAGAAATCCTACGTACCCAAGGGTACGATGGAGATAAATACGAACTTTACGTTTCGGAGCTTTGGGCGCAAGAAACTACTAGGGGGGCGGCTACTGATGTTCACCTCCATAAAAATAGCCAAATATGCGGGTGGTTGTTTTTGGAGGCTCCCGAAAAGGGCGCTTACCCTATATACTACGATTCTAGAACGTTAAAGAGTATGGTGGAGTTAGCTTTCATTCAAGGAACAGAAATTGTAAACGCTACCAACGCAATACATTTTAGTGACGTTATTCCGGGAACAGTGTTGTTTGGTAATTCGTGGATGAGGCATCAGCTAGTTTCTGGAGATAGCGAGAAACCTACCCGATGCTTGCATTTCATAGTCTCACATAGAGAAAAATAATGAAGCATTTAATCACGCCTCATGCAAGACAACTAGGACCCTATTATTGGTGGGAAGGGGCCTTTTCGGAAGAAGAATTAAACTCTCTACAAGATTCTGCACAAAACGCCAAGAGTCGAGGGCTTGTTGGTGGTGGTAAAGAAGATGCAAACATCCGAAAATCCAACCTCTACTGGATGGACAAAACACCAGACACTTCTTTTGCTTTTGAACGGCTTGCTGAAGTTGTGGCTAAAGTAAATCTACACTATGCGTTTGATTTAACGGGATTTGCGGAGCACTTGCAGTTGACTAATTACGACGGGGAAGAACAAGGGATGTATGGGTGGCACCAAGATTTTGGAAATGGGCCAAATAGAAAACTTTCTTTGATACTACAGTTGACGGACCCTGCCGAGTACGAAGGGGGTAATCTAGAGATACTCACCCGAGGCTCCCCTCTCACGATAAAAAAGCAAAGGGGTTTAATTGCCCTCTTCCCCTCATATACTTTGCATCAAGTAACCCCCGTCACACGCGGGACAAGACAGACTTTAGTTACTTGGATAACAGGGCCTTCTTTTAGATGACAATAGAATATGAAGATTTTATGGGCGTATACCCCGATGTTTTCCCAGAGGGTTTTTGTCAGCACCTTATATTAGAATTTGAACGGCTCGCAGACACTGGGGCGGGAGTAAACAGGCAGCACAGAGATAACCCAGCATACGCTGCGAAGCACCAAAAAAACGATCTGCAAATGTACTTTAACGTGGGGGTACATAGTACAAAACCTTTTAACGGTACTTGCGTTAAGGACGTATTTTTTTCTGGCCTACAGAGATGCTATGAACATTACATAGAAGAATATTCCATGCTTCAAGAAGGTGCGATTAACGCTACCCACATGAAAATGCAGCGAACAGACCCCGGCGGCGGTTATCATATTTGGCACACAGAGCAAAATAAGGGTGACCAATCAGCAAGGGTTTTAGTGTACTCTCTTTACCTTAACACTGTTGATCCTAAAGACGGGGGAGAAACGGAGTTTTTATACCAACGTAGAAGAATTCAACCTGTTGAAAATACTATGATTATATGGCCCGCTGCTTACACCCATGCACATAGAGGGAACCCTGTTTTGGGAGAGAAATCAAAATACATAACAACAGGGTGGTTTTTTTATGAGTAACTCCTTTCAAGATGAGGGTTACGTAGCCGTAGACTCCCTATTAGACACTCCAACCGTTACCACTTTTTCAAAATATTTTGAAAATAAAATACGACGGGGGGAATGGAAAGAGAATTTTGACCGAGAAGAGGTGGGGGACAGCCGCTACGGGTACTATTCAGACCCGCTACTTGAAGTGCTATTATTGCGATGCCTCTCTACTATAGAAGAAAGTGCGGGGCTAGAGTTAGAGCCCACCTACTCCTACGCCCGTGTATACCAAGGTGGGGAGGAGCTATTGCCTCACACGGACAGGCCCTCTTGTGAGGTTTCTGCATCAATAAATATTGCCGTGGTGGGAGGTATTTGGCCTATATGGGTGCAATACAAAGATAATGAGCCTATAAAATTCTTGTTATCTCCCGGAGATGCGGTGGTGTATAAAGGGTGTGAGGCTATGCACTGGCGTACTCGTCTCCCTAAAGAACAACTAAACGTGCAGCTTATGCTACATTATGTAGATAAAAATGGGCCCAAGGTGCAGTATAAATTTGATGAAAGAAAAGCACTTGGATACGCTCGCCATGTTGGCTAGGAGGTAACTATGCCTATTGGAACACCAAAAGTAAGTTTGTTTGGAGCTGGCGGCGTTGCCGCTGGGTCTGAGACGTTTAATTCTGCGGGGACGTTTTCAGTACCTGTTGGTATATCGGAAGTCAATGTGACAGGCGTAGGCGGTGCCGGTAACGGGGGTAACCCCGGTAACGCCGGAGGCGGTGGAGGCACCGCAGGTGGAGGCGGTGGCGGGGGCAGGCTGAAATACTGGTATTTCGACTGCCCATATGTAGCGTATTACAACGGAGGTGTGGGAAATGCCGGAGGGGGAGCGGGTGGAGCCTCTGGGTCGCCCGGTGCTCCGGGGACGCCCTCTCCTTACGGTAACCCCGGAACAGCGGGGAATCCGGGAGGCTCAAGTACTGCGGTTTGTTTAACTTTCCCGGGGGGTAACGCGGGTAACGCGGGCACTGGCGGTGTTGCCACCGGCGGTGGTACTGGCGGCGCGACTGGCGGAGAAGGCTCCTATAGGCAATCGACTGTGGGACCCCCCTATGCCGAAGCGCCCGGACCGGGCGGTGCCGGTGGTTTTTCAGGCGGAGGTGCCGGAAACCCGGGCGCTAGTGGGGGTACAGGCGGTACAGGCGCTGCTGGCGCTGGTAATGGAGGTGCCGGATTTGGCTACACCCCCGCCAATAGAAGCGGTGGCGGTGGCGGTGGCGGAGCCACCTATAGTATAGGCCCGGGAGCAGGAAATGCCGGAAATGCTGGCGCTGCTGGGTCCCCCGCAACCCACAATTGCCAATCAGTTACGCCGGGAGGGTGCTATCCTATTTCCGTTGCCAGCGGGGGACAGGTTGTTATTAGTTGGTGTGCTACCTAATGTCTCGTGGAAATGTTAAAGAAACTGAAAAACAAATGGAGAGCCTCTCTAGAGAAGGGGACCTCTGTAGGGGACGAAGCCTTAGTATAGGAAATGCCGGAGGGGGGGTAACCGAACTAAGTATACGCTCCCTAAATGGGCAAGCTTACTGGTACATCATGCAGCCTGTAGAAGTTACTGAGCTTATCCACCAACTAGCGGCCAATATAGGATGTCACATTTCTTTGCAGCCAAGAGAAGATTTCGGTAGTTGGAGAAAGTGGAATGAAAAGAATGGTGACGGGCCTTTTCCACCTATGGCAAACCCCCACATACAAAAAAACTTAGGGCTACGGCTAGAAGAACAACCGGGGTTACCTTCAACCTTAATAAATAGGAGTACAGAAAATGACACAGCTATGGAAGTTAAAAAACCTAACGGACGGGACCGAACTAAGCGAGGCAAAACCGCTTCCTGAAAATTGGGGTCCTATATTTGGCCTTAGCGGTATTTCCGAAAAACTTTCCGATCTTTCTTGGCTTGGTCCAAGCTATTCGGATATGGGCTGGTTTAAAGTGGAAGGTGTGGCGGGGTCTGCGCTAGAATCCACGGAAGGGGAGTTGGCGTGGGAAAAAGCAAAAAAATTGTTGCGGACATCAGATTGGTCCATGCTCCCAGATGTCCCGCTTACTTCCGAAGAAAAAGCTTTGTGGGTAGAGTATCGAAGAAAGTTAAGGGAAATTAGGTCTGACTCTAGTTTCCCAGACATGGTTTGGCCTAGTAAACCGGAGTGAAGTGAAATACCGAATAAGATTTAACCTGTCTAGGGGCCAACCGGGAAGGGGTACTGAAGAGCATGTGTGGAGAGTACTTCAAGGTAATACTGAATGGTTAGCGAGACACGTTATTATAGAAGTACCTTCCAGAAGTGAACAAGAGGGGTCTAACTGGAACATTGTTTGTGACGGCACGATGCGGTTTTTTAATGACACAGATACGGCGGTAATAACACCAAATGTTTTTCAATAAAGACATAGACCTCCATTTTTACACTAATTTAGACTACGTACACAAGTTTGCGCCTGTCAAGACGGGCAATGACACGAAACCAACTTGGTTTAACCGCATTAGGCCCCGTAAAGTTTTAGACTTTACCGCCATGTCAAAAAAAACGTTAAAGTCTTGTCCCGGCATTCAAGAGTACCATAAGAGAGCTATTCAAATACCCCTATGGTCTGACTTAGCGTTAGAAATAGGGCCAAAAGGGTCTGATGTGTATAAGTGGACCTACTCAGACTGCACGTCTGGGATTAGGGTCCACCCCCCGGAAATAATCAACAATTACCGAAGCGCGGAAGATTTTCAACACCTACTATTCCAAGTTCCTTGGGCAGGTATCTCTACGGAATCTATAGATTTTTTAGTGTGCCAACCTCTCTGGCACAGTTTTAATTTTCCGACTATATCAATAACTCAGGGAATCTTAAATTTTAAGGACCAAAGAACGTGCAACGCACAAGCCTTTATAACCAGAACAAATAAAACGCAATCGATCCTAATTCCTCACGGAACTCCACTACTGGAACTACTTCCTCTAACAGAGAAAAGAGTGAAAGTTCATAATCATTTTGTAGACGACTTAGAGTTCCAAAAGATAATGAGTATTAACCCGTATACTAAATTTACTGGCGGACACTACTATAATCGCGCAATAGCAAAAAAATGCCCAATTAAATCCGACACATCCGCATAACTACGGGATTAAATCGTGTTGGAAAGTTACAATAATAAAAATCTTTTAATAGAAGAAGACGAAACATTTGGGGGTGTATTTAACTCTTGGAGACTCAAAAGGGCGGAAAAACTGACTAGCATTTTTGGTTTAGAGTGGTTTAAAGGTAAAAAAATATTAGAAATGGGGTGCGGATACGGCAACTTCGGCTTATACCTAGAATCTCTAGGCAGTAAGGTCCACTTTAGTGATGCGCGGGCGGAAGTATTAGATAAAGTTAAATCAAAAAACCCGGATGCGGTAACATTTGTCATAGACCAAGAAGAAAATTGGTCTTTAGAAGAACATTACGACTTAATAATACATATTGGTATACTCTACAATTTAAATTATTGGGAAAAGGATTTAGATAGCGTTTTAAAGTACTGTGATTACGTAGTATTAGAGTCGGCAGTGCATAAGTTTAATAATGCTAATGAGTATAAAATTGTAAACTATGCATACTCGCATGAGTTTCATGGACCGGCTAGGCAAATTGGCACTTTAACTTCAAGTTTGAATATAGAAAAAAATATAGGAAAAAATAATTTTACGTTTGTTAGATATGACGATAAAGATTTAGATTTATTTGACCCCGGCCCAATTTTGTATAGCTGGCTAGAAGCTTGTGATGAAAACGCACCAAAATACGGAATTATAGACTCATGGTGGAACAATCCTTTTTGTGAGGGGAGAAGACGATTTTGGGTCTTATCTAAAAATAAATGGAGAGGTCATAGTGACTGAAGAAGAGATGGAAGCCATGATCGAACGCGCTGTGGAAGCGGGAGCTAGAACGGCTCTCCGTGAAGTAGGGCTGTCCGATGAAGATGCTAATTCTGATGTGAAAGAACTCAGGAACTTGTTGGATTCCTTCCGCTCTGCCAAGCGTACCGTTGGTAAAACCCTTGTTCAGGCGCTCACTACGGTGTTTTTAGCCGCTTTAATGGCGGGTGCGTATTTTAATTTTTGGGATAGGCAATGAGCCACTTCGAGACAGCCTTAGTAGCTGAAGCTGTTGACAGAGGCTGGAGTCTGCACGAAGACCTAGTTTATCACAGCGATATTCTTGGATGTGTTGTCACTGTGCCTACTGGTTACACGACTGACTTGGCGAGTGTACCAAGGCTGATGCGATGGGTAGTCCCTGTCGCCAATGCTAAGAACAGAAAGGCAGCGGTGGTTCACGATTACCTATGCACGCATGGCGATGGTGTTGTTAAGAACCAAAAACAATCAGATAAGGTGTTTCGAGAAGCATTGGGCGTAGTAGGTCTGGGGCGGTTTAAGTCCGGCGCTCTGTACTACTCGGTACGCACATTCCAGTCGATAAAAGGATGGTTCTCATGAAAGTACTTTGGCTACTACTTTTACCCCTAACTGCCTGTACGCAGCTAAATAGTTTGGAAATACAGGAAGGTGAGAACGCTATGGCCTGTGTTAAGGGAAACACTACAGCGGCTAGTGGTTTATTCGGGGGTAACATATCTGGGATAACCGTGGAGGTGCCTTCTACTGTAGACACCTCTAATTGGACTGCGGAAGACTGGAAGACCCTAGCCGAGCTTTGCGACTAGCAAAAGGCGTGGGTCGAGAAAGATGAAAAGGCTACTAGGGGTTTTCTGGATTTTAATGGCAGTGTGCCCAGAGGTAGTAGCCACGGAAGTTATTATGGACAAGTTAATAGTACAGTTGAAGCGTCACGAGGGCGTAAAACGTCACGTTTATAAAGATAGCCTTGGCATCGAAACTATAGGTTGCGGAAGAAATGTTTCCGGCAGCAGAAGACACACAGGGATAGGTCTTAGCGATGACGAAATCGACTATATGCTCCAGAATGATATTGAGCGAACCATTAAAGAATTGAGTCAAGAATACTCGTGGTTCAATGATATGGAGGAAGGCGCTCGTAAAGACGGTATTATTAACATGCATTTCAACTTAGGAAGAGTTAGATTTGCTACATTCAAGAAGGCTATTGCCCACATGGAGCAAGGGAATCACAAGAAAGCGGCAACGGAGTTTTTGGAGTCAAAATGGGCACGACAGGTTAAGGGGAGAGCCTTAGAAATTACAGACCAAATTAGCACTAATACTTATGTAGGATAAAAGATGGCTTATTTTCGACTGGCTTTGACGCCCGGAATTGACAAGCAAAACACCGAATATGGGGCCGAAGGCGGTTTCACGGACGGAGATAATGTGCGCTTTCGCTTTGGGCTTCCTGAA